TGGGGGATATCATGTGAGTCGAACTTACCGTCTTCCATGATTTCATTCAACTCTTTTGCAATATCAAGAAACAGTTTCGGTGTATCTTGTAATAGTGTCTGAATGATTTGAATAGATTCCGTGGAGAATTGGTATTTATCCGTATACAAAGTATGGGTTGTATTATAATACAAAATTTCGCGTAAAGAATATAGAATATCGGTTTTTTTCGGTAAACCGACAACGATTTCCGTATTGATAGTTATAGAATTCGACGACGTGGAAGATGCAGCGATTGGATCAGACATTTTATATATTATTGTTAATATATAAAAAATACAGATTTTTTCACTGCAAAAAGAGTATCGTTATACAAAGAGTATCGTTATACAAGGTGAGTGGTTTATTTATTTATTTATTTATTATAAGAATACCAGTATTTCGACAAGTAGTGAGAATCCCCGTATTTATTCTTGTTATCATCGGACGACATCATATTCGGCCCGTAATTGACGATACTATTGAGTTCAAAGACGTTGAGTGCGTGTCTATAATATCGGAGGTTCGAGAGGTTTCCGGCGAACCCGCCATTTTGGCAAATATTGAGGTCCTCGTAGTTCTGTTTCGGTAAGTAGGTCATTGCCTTACGTTGTGCAATGACGCCGTTGATATAGACGTCCATAATGGTGTTCTTCATACGTACAGCCAAATGGAACCACTTCTTGATAGGAATATTATCCACGTCGATGACGTCAGGAGCGGATTCAATGGTGTTCATCAAAATATGTATTTGGTTGGTTTTTGTGCTTAAATAGACGCCAGGCGCATTGTTTACACTCGCTACTCCAGAGTCTACGTTATAATATTTGTCACCCTTGTTGAAAATGTGTTGGTATGCTCTTTTTAAATTGGCACCGGAAGAATATTCTTCATTTCCGCCGCCAGCGGCAGTTGGTTTTGGCGCAAGATTATTGGCAGTTGCAATATCCGATATATTCAGCCACACCGACCAAGTGAATTCAATACCACTGTCCTCATTATTGGAACGTAAAATGGGAACAAAATCACTGGCATTCGGGTCCTGAGGAATGATTACTCCTTTATGACCGTCTTGTAATCCATACACCAGATAAGGATTGTCGGTGGGTGCAAATAGATAATTCATAAAATTAATGCCTAAATTCAACAAAAAAAGGAAGCCGATGATGACAATAATCAAGAAGACGAATTTGGCGATAATTGTATTGGTTTGAAGGAAGCCGGTGGGTTGTCCAGAAATGCCGTATTGTGTGGGTTGATTGAATTGGTTAAATGTATCCGTTACACCATTTGAAATTCTACTTAATATTCCATTATTGTTCGACGTATTGAAGAAACTCATTTAAATATAATTATTATATTATATATATATAATATAATAATGATTATTGTGGTGCGTCTACCATAATTGATAAGATGTTTCGGTGACATTGTTTTTGAGTATATCCACGCTTACTCCATAGGGGATAAAGGATTCGCCATTTCCAGCTAAATATTCATTCCATACACTTTGTGGGTCGATGGGGGCTGTCCATCGAGTAAATTTCGAAACATAGGCGTCGAATGCTGTAAATTCTGTAAAATTGTATTGCTGATTTTCATTAATAGTATTATCTTTCCAGTATGGGTTAGATGTGGATGTGGGTGTGGATCTTGGATTAGGATTGGTGGTGGATACTGCACAATTACTGTTTGGGTCATTGCCTGTGGTCCCTGGATCTTTATGTCCGGCATTTCCTAAATAGATTGGTGGGCTTGCAATAGAACTATCGTCGTATTCGTATCCTCCGGGTTGTAATGGAATTTTGGATTTCTTCTCGCTTTTGATGAGTTTTCCGTTGAAATAATAATCCACAAATTGATTGTCCACACTGACCAAAATATGTGCCCATTTTTGTAATTGAAATGATTTGGTCATGATTGTTGTATCGATTTTATTGCCGGTTACTGCCATATCACAATACAAGGTAGAAGTCTCTGGATCTAAATAAACACGGATATTGTCCGGGCGATAAAATATCACGTTCCCATTTATCTTTATCTGGTTGTTATTGCTGTCTTTGAAATTGGTGATTGGATTGACATCATTGACGAGAACCCATATTCCGTATGCATAACGCGTATTGGGCGCGTTTACAATATTGGTAATTATTGCGTCTTTCGATTTTTTTTTTAAAAATATTTTCTTTTGAAGTAGCGAATATTTTGTATTGAAAAGCCAGATATACAAATAATATATAAATATGAGAAATACTGTAACTAATCCAATGGATACAAGAGGGTTCATTAGATACTATACTATACAATATTTATATATTATTTATGAGTAGAATGATACTCGATTTCTTACCACATTTGGTAACTGGACTCGATATTATTGTTCTTCAACAAGTCGAGACGGACACTATATGGGAAATAAGCACCACCGTTTCCACTGGTGTATTCATTCCATACACTTTGTGGATCAAGTGGGGTGGTCCATCGTGTGAATTTGGTCAAAAACGCCTTGTATCCAGCGTTATTTCCATTTGACGCATAAGTAGCGTCTTTTGGATTTCCAGCTGCTGATACCCCACTATTTCCTAAATAAACGGGAACATCGACTGTTTTTAGATCTGCTCCATATCCAGCAGGTGTGGTTGGTATATATGACTTCTTCTCGGACTTGATCAATTTACCGTTCAAGTAGTAATCGATGTATTGCCCGTCTACACTGACTAGAATATGGACCCATCGTTGAAGAGGAAATGTATCAGTAATAGTAGTAGTTATGTTTGTGGCATTTGCCCCGGTTCCAGCAATCGAACAATTCAATTTTGAAGTTTTATCAAAATAAATACAAATATTATTTTTACGGTAAAATACAACATTGTCGACATTTGGGTCTAAGTCATTTACAAAGATCCATGCGGCATAGGCATAACGAGTATTGCCCGGTTCTTTCAAATCAGAAAGCGCTGAATTAACTTTTGTTAAATCGACAACGGTAGTTGTGAGCACTTTTTTAGTACTATACACCCAATAATACAAGAAATAGACGAATAATAATAAAATGACGATTAACGTAATGAGAACAAATGTATCCATTATATAATAATTCAGTATAAATTATTTATGGGTGGATTCTTATTGATTAACAAATTATAAGAATGAGCGATTTGCCCTCCTGTCAAATTCACTTTATGATATTCCACATTACAAATCGCACCAGATAACCCTTTATCTTTGCCGATACTTATTGTATCATTTTCTGTATAGGTCGGCATATGGCCATTCAAATTCATAGTTTCGACTAAATCCCCGTTGATGTATATATCCACATCATATGATGTATAATTTAAAACAATTTGATGCCATTTTTGTTTCGGCAAATCGACCTTGAATTGAGTATCCGCACTCTTGTCCGTATTCGACGCATAGATGATGACTTTGTCCGTATTGCCCTTATTGCCCTTATTGTCCTTATCTCCTAAATTCTTTGTATTATTAATATAAGTGATACGGGGTTTGCCACCATAATTGAATATCTCGCTTTCGCCACTATATACGGCAAAATTCGGCGGCTGGATATTCAAATAGACCCACATCGATATCGCATAGTTTTTTCTAAATATCTTATTATTCGTCGTCGAATTCGGATCCACCATTTGTAAATCGTCCGCCGTCGCAATGGTTCGCCCCATGTCTAAATACGCATACCGCGGCAATAATACTAAAGAAGATGTATTGAATTTACTCGACAAAAGCGGTATTAGAAAATAGAGGGTCACTAAAAACACCTGGATCAAAAAGAGGACATACACAGGCGAAGAAGTCATTTTAAATTCATTCACCACGTAATTAGCAAAGTCGAGTAGCAAACACGGAATATAGAATAGGAAGGATACTATCCACCTGGTGGGTCGGCTCGTATCTGCAGCGTGTTTTAGATGTTTCCCCTCATAATATAAGAACATGGCGGTCAATGTACACGCAATCATAATGAAGATGAAATTGGAGAACGGTGATGCGGTTAAATAATTGTACATGTCATTCAAGTCCTCGTTTGCGACTAAATAGTCGTAGACCACGAATTTGATCACCGTCAATATAAAGAGGAAAACCATGGTCAAATAGAAGGTGGAGTTCGGTTCGCTCGAGATGAGTATTAAAAACACGACAATAAAGAGTACCAAGAGGAGAACCGCGTACCAGAAAATATTGTTTAAATATAAATTTCGCGTGGATACATAAACAAAAAGGAATATTAAAAATACGATAAAGGCGGCGAAATAGGTGTACACTGGAACCGTCGATAGAGACGATATCGTCTTTTGTATGGGTGCCATATAGTCTATTATAGTATGAATAGATTATATACTATGTTCTACAGGTTCTCAATCAATGTTTTATGTCCGTGACAGTTTCGGCACATTGCTCTTAAATTGTCAATGTGATTGTCGCCGCCGTATTCGAGCCGTTTGATGTGGTCGACCTCGAACGACGCAGGTAATTGTTCGTCGCATGCACTGCATCGCCAGTTTTGGCGGGCGGCGACGAATTTCTTTTTACTCTCGGAGACCACCCGTTTGGTCGTGCCCTTTCCGGAGGTCAAAATCGTGTTTTCGCGAGTTTGCGCGACCCTCGCCATTGGATCAGAAAGGGGGCCAATGTCTTCGCCGAAACTACTTTTCGAGGTGAAATCGAGGATCGGCGAAATCATGCTCGACGTGTTCTTGTCAATCGGCAAATATTTAATATAATCATTGGTCGTCACAATAATGTCCTTGGTTCGCATCGGATTACGCTTAATGAGAATGTATAACATGAGTGCACCGAAGGCTATTCCCGCCATTTGATAATACTTCTTCCACGAGAGGACCAATTTCATGTATTTTCCGTCGGTGTAGATGTTGGCGATTAAAAAGGCGGCGATCAAAAAGAGGAGGATTTCAATACGCATTTTTTGTGAATGTCTATTTTATACAAATAGTGGGTATAAAATAGTGATACAAAAATCTGGAGAGTAGACATTATTAGGTTCTCGAATAAACAAGAATAAGAAACAACAAAGAGAGGACAAGGGCTCCATAGACGAGATGTTTTCGCAGACTGAGGCCTTTTGTCACGTGGTAGGAGCGCGGCTTGTACTGTTCGCGATACTTGTCGAGCGCCATTTGTAGGGAAATCTCCTCTTTGCCGAGAGAATGGTTGATTTTGTTATGTATGAAATGGATCCAGCGAACAAAGGAATCCTTTTTATCTAAATAGGGCGTGACGGGGTATTTGTCCAACAAATCGCTAAATTTGTTGCCGATTTCTTCGACGGGAATAAAGAGAGGCATGTTTTGAATGAGGTCGTAGTATTTGCGTTTTGTACTGCTCGTCGGATACAGGGGATACGATTCCGCGACGGTATGGAGGAAGAACCAATAAGGGGGACCCCAGACGTCTGGACTGAAATACATTTTGAATTATAACTATTTTATTCTATTCTATATGTTTATATTGTGGTCTAATATTTAATCAAATAACGGAGAACAATATAAGGTTGCATATTATTGTGTGCTTCACCACCGCCAGTGGATTTTGTCTCAAACTCGTTCAAAATAACTCTATCTGTAGTACTTGCAGTTGGGTTGGATTTATTGTCATTATTGGTATCAAATGCTCCAGCATCTGGATTTGACCTTCTATCTAATTTATGTGTATGTGATGGCATTTGGGCAATGGTCAAGGTATGGGTTTCTGCACCGCTTAAATCACCGAGTATGCTACGTGGGGTTAATCCGGTACCCGCACCAAAACACACAGCAACACGCCCTCTCATATCCGGCACATTGAAACTCAAATCACCGGCACCATATGAATTATAATTATAATTGGCATAGCCAATTGCATTAAATAAATCACTATACACTGTTCTGTTGTATATTCCACCATTGCAGTCAAACCATCCATTCACTTGAGCGTGGGCGGCAGATTGAATAATCGTTCCAGCGGGAATGAGAATATACGTATCGAGATAAAAGTTTCCAGTGGCGCGAAAATTCACTGCATTTATATCTTTTTCCACAGTGAGATTTCCAGAAACGTCTAAATTACCAGCGACGGTTTCGTTACGTTCAACATACAAATCGCCAGTATAAATAGGCGGATTTGTAAATGTTGTAAGCCGATTGTCTAAATACACATTACGATTTGCAACGGTGCTTTGCCTTCTGCGAAATGACATTTTCTATATATATAAATATATAGAATAAATAAATATTATCATTAAAACAGTGTAAAGACTTTTTATCATACACAATGAGAGAACCACAATACACCTATTTTTATATTACATATCAAAAACATGTATCAAACTACCCATTATACTGATGCAAAAACATATTATTCGTCGAGCAAACAGTTTTGCAACAATTGCGGGAAACAGGGGCACGTCTATAACCAGTGTAAAGTGCCGATTACGAGTATTGGAATAATCACGTTTCGAATAAACAACAACGCGGAAATCGAGTATTTGATGATATGCCGGAAACACACGCTGGGGTTCATCGATTTTATGCGCGGCAAGTATCTGCCGACGAATAAAGAATACATATTGAATATGATCAAACAGATGACTGACCAAGAAAAACGCAATATCGTCGCGCTTCCGTTTGCTGATTTATGGAAAGACATTTGGGGCGACGATACGATTTCCGTTCAATACAAAATGGAGGAAAACACGTCCAGGGATAGGTTCGCCACTTTGATGGCGGGGATAACTACGAAAACGGACAAGTACACGTTGGCCGACCTGATGGCGCATAGTAATACATTTGCTTCTTGGGAGGTGCCCGAATGGGGCTTCCCGAAAGGCCGCCGGAATTACCAGGAAAAGGATTACAATTGCGCGGTTCGCGAGTTCACCGAAGAGACGGGGTATTCAAACGCCCTTTTACAAAAGGTGAATAATATTCTGCCGTTTGAGGAGATTTTCACCGGGTCCAATTACAAGTCGTATAAACACAAGTATTATTTGACGTACATGGATTATCAAAAGTCCCTTCGAACAAATACGGAGAACCAATATGAATGTCATGAAATCAGTAGGTTGGACTGGAAAACGTTCGAACAATGTATTGAAACGATACGGCCTTATAATTTAGAAAAAATACGGGTTCTTACTAACATCAATACCTTACTGAAAACGTATAAAATGGTGGCATAACGTCTATCCTCCAGAGTGGGCCACTCGATTATGTATATTTTACAATAAAAATATATACATATATTTTAAACCAATAATGTCGTCAGACCCTAAACCAAAAAAGAAACAAACCAAGAAAGCGTTAGCCAATGCTGTCGATACGAATAAAACTCGCAAGAGGTGTCCCACTGGACAACGCTGGGATAATGTTAATCAGAAGTGTGTCAATGTGACGAAAACCGTTGGATCCTACGTCGTCGCGACAAAGAAGGCGCACTCAGAATACCTCGGCTGTTCAAAGAATTCGGAGCCCTTACCGGGAGATGCAGCGAGAGTGAAGGAATTACAACTATTGACGAATGGAGAACTATTGAAGCGGATCTATGATTTGTTGCCGCCAGAAACGCCTAAATTCAAAAATCAGGTGATGGGGATGCGACAGAAACATGAAATGGTCGATTTTTTAGTATGTATTGAAAGAGAAGATTACAAGAAAAAGAGAGAACAAGAAACTGCTAAACCAAAGAGTTCTGAAATCGAAACGCCTAAAAGTTCTCCTAAAAAACAATTGGAACCATTGGAACCAGAACCTTTAGAACAAGAAACGCCTAAAAGTTCTCCTCCACCCTTTTCCTTAGAACAAGAAACACCAAATCTCATGGCGGAACCTTCTCCAACAAACATTCTCCTAAATGAAAAGACCACCGTCCCTATTTCAAAACCTTTATTAGAAACACCGCCAGATACAGCAGTAAAAATCCCAGAAACGATTATACAAACTGGCGCAGAATTGCATTTACAAGAACGTATTGGATTACCGCCGAATGACACGTTTTCGAAAGAACACAATCAGTTTTTGTTCAACAAAGAAAAGGCGGAGAACGAGAACCTGAAAACGATAAAGGAATTCGATTTCTTGTATCCATCTCTTGATGATCCCGAATTCAACAGTAAGATTGCGAAACGTAAAGAATTCCATGATACTCAATATGACGGGGAAATCCGCGATATTCGAGCAGAGGCCGAGAACCTCTGTAACGCCGATTTCGAAATCAGTCCGCATCAATTATTCGTCAAGAATTTCTTATCGTTTCAGACACCGTATAATGCTCTCCTCTTGTACCACGCATTGGGTACCGGCAAAACTTGCTCCGCCATTGGCATAGCCGAAGAGACGCGGAAATTCATGAAACAAGTCGGCCTGAACAAGCGTATTATCGTGGTCGCCTCGCCGAATGTTCAAAACAATTTCCGCCTACAACTCTTTGACGAGCGCAAATTACGCAACGACGGCGAACTATGGAACCTCAATACTTGCGTGGGGAATTCGCTATTGAAGGAAATTAATCCCACGAATATGAAGGGAATGACGCGCGAGAACGTGGTCAAGGAAATCAAGGCCATTATCAGGCAGAACTATTCGTTCTTTGGATACATCGAATTCGCCAATTACATTAGAGAAAAGGTAATGATAGAAGAGAACAATCCTAGTCAAGAACAGAAGGAGCGGAAAAAGCGCAATTATCGGCGCCATTTTAGTAATACCCTCATTATCGTCGACGAGGTGCACAATATACGTATTGCAGAGGACAACCAGAAACGCAAGAAGATTGCCAGTCTTTTGATGGAATTGGCGAAATACGCGGAGAACGTGCGCCTCCTCTTGTTGTCCGCCACGCCGATGTACAATAGTTACAAGGAGATCATCTGGCTGACGAACCTCCTCAATCTCGTCGATAAACGGAGCACCATCAGCGAACAAGACGTCTTTGACAAAAACGGCGAATTCCTGGAGCAGAGAACTACTAAAGATAATAAGGTATTGGAAGGCGGCAGAGCACTTTTGCAGCGCAAATTGACCGGATATGTGTCCTATGTTCGCGGCGAGAACCCCTTTACGTTCCCCTTTCGCATTTACCCCACCACGTTCTCTCCGGAGAACACGATTGCCCCTGCGCAATACCCTTCCATACAAATGAATAGCCAGGTCATCGAACAGCCGATGGAACACATTCCGGTGTTCACGACGACGATTGGAGAGTATCAGCAAAAAGGCTACACCTTTTTAATGAAGGTATTACATAGTCGCGATACAAATGTGGTCGATAAATACGGGAATGAACGCGTGATGCCGTCATTTGAGAACATGGAGTCGTTCGGATATAGTATTCTCCAACAACCGCTGGAGGCGCTCAATATCGTCTATCCTAACCAAGAGTTCGATAGTCTTGTAGTCAGTGGATCCGAAGGTCTTGTAAATACTGAGGTCGAAGGCAGCAAAATCATCGATGAAATGACCGGCAAACAGGGGCTACTCAACATAACCACGTCCAAAAAAGTCAAGTCGCGAGATGGGACAGAGAATGGCCTACATGAAGATATTGAATATTTACCGAGTATATTAACACAATATGGTCGTATTTTCCACAAGGACAACCTTTCGAAATACAGTAGTAAAATCGCGAAAATATGCGATTTGGTTCTCCATTCAAAAGGAATTGTAATGATCTATTCTCAATTTATTTATGGCGGCATTATACCGCTGGCCCTCGCCTTGGAAGAGATGGGATTGTCGCGGTTCGGCACGGACGCGAATGCCAAATCGTTGTTTAGAACCCCGCCGAGCGAGCCGATTGATAGTATGACGATGAAGACGAAGGGCGAACTGGAGGCGACCGATGTGTTTCAACCGGCAAAATACATGTTGATTACGGGGGATAAAACGTTCTCGCCGAATAATTTGAGAGATATCAAATATATAACGGAGCCGGATAATCGAAATGGCGAGAAGGTAAAAGTGATATTGATAACCAAGGCGGCGGCGGAGGGGCTGGATTTCAAGAATGTACGACAGATACACGTATTGGAGCCGTGGTATAATATGAACCGTAATGAGCAAATTATTGGCCGCGCCGTGCGTAATTTGAGCCACTGCAGCCTGCCGTTTGAACAGCGGAATGTGCAGATCTATTTACACGCCACTATATTACCGGAACCCGAAGTAGAACCCGAAGTAGAAACACTGGAACCCGTATCCACAGAAGAGGTTGTTCCAAATGAACGTATTGAAAATCAAACACAACTAGGTGGAGCTGGATCAAACTCTATCATGGATACACTCGAAAGTTCCTTTAAAAGTTTATTGGGAGATACGTCTGCCTCCGCCTCTACGTCTACTTCCGCCTCCGCCTCCGCCTCTACTTCCGCCTCTACTTCCGCCTCTACTTCCGCCTCCACTCTTCAAAACCCACAAAGCGAAGCCGCCGACCTATATGTCTACCGTTTCGCAGAAAAGAAATCCAAACAAATCGGCAAGGTCACCCGCCTCATGAAAGAAGTCGCCGTAGATTGTATATTGAATATCAGCCAGACCAATTTCACGGTGGACAAAATTTTGTCCAACGCCAACAATAAAAACATTGTATTAGAATTATCGACAATCGGCGACGACGGTAATCCACTCAAAATCGAGTATAAAATCGGCGACCGACCATTCACCGACACATGCGATTATATGGACAATTGCAATTTCACATGTTCTCCCAACACCGTCATAAAGGACAGCGACGTCGTCAAAGACACCTATTCCAACGAATTCGTCAAGATGAATTACCCAAATATATTGAAACGCGTCTCCCAC